AGTCAGATTAATGACTGACTGGCCTACGGTGAAACTTACATTAGCCTTTGGATTATAGTTGATTGTATACTTGTCAGTACGTTCAAGCCATTCATAATATGCCTTGACGAAGGCAACAAAATTTGGACCCTCATCCTGGTAAAAACCAGGAAATTGAGAGTCTATGAAGGTCGAGATATACTGTTCAAAATAAGTCTTAGTCACTTGTTATATCAACATTGAGTTTGGTGAAATCTACTTCGATGATATCGTTTGCTTTAGCATAGATGTCCTGATTAAAAGGAGTAGCAGTAAATGTTACACCGTCTGAAGACAAGAATGATGTTATATTGAGTGCAGCAACATCAAGCAAACCATTGTCATAGTTAATAGTTCCAATAGTTGAATAATTCGGTGTGATATTCGATGGATTGTTCTCTAGCAAATACAAAGAATTACCTGGATTAGTTACACCAGTGATTGTGTCAGTGATTGACCATTCTTTTCCACCGGACACAAAGTACGTAGATGAAACGCCTGTCTTGATCCTATTCAGGAATTTTATAGACATAGCATATGAAGTGTTCAAAGGAGGACTCAATGTCTTCGAAATACGAACTGTGATTTCATTAGACAAGATTGCTGCGTCAAGTGAATTGAGATATGCTACAAATTTAGACTGTCTGAATGCAGTATTAAAGCGCTGCAAATAGGTTGTGTTGTAGAAATTGACACCAGCAGTTATTAAAGTCTGAATCATAGGCAGTGTAAGTGTAGAATTTCTGAAGTCTACGTGAGTGTTGATGTTTAGCGATAAATCAATATAGTCAGGATCAACAAGTACAGGTCCGATGCCAAGAGAATTCTTGTCAGAAATGTATGTTTTGATAGATTCTTTGTCAACAAGTGACAGCGGATTACCTGTTACAGTAGAAGCAGCCATGAATACACGACCATATTCTACCGAACCAGTCACTTCTTCACCGCCATAAACATGAATAGACTTTACATTAGGAAATTTTTCAAGTATGACTGTTTCGTAGTCAATGGTTGTGATCGCTCGATCTTGTGTTTGATAGTGACGAGGCGCCATATAGCGGATAGATTCGATATCTTCTGCATTCGCACCGCCATCAGTTTTTGCTGAAGAAGTAATGACTACTGGAGAAAGGATGAGACCACCATTCTGAAAACCAAGATCAGAATTCATTAAGAAAGTATCTATGTCATTGCCATCAGGACCAGTTGTTACTCGATACTGAGCAGTGATGGTTGCACCATTTACTGGTCGCTTACCAAAGATGCCATCGCCAAACACCAACTCATAAAGATAGTTAGAGCTTGCTTGAATAAAGAACACTGGAGAATCTGGTCCCAAAGAATATAGTGTAGTTGCTCGCTTGTATTCTGTGGTGCTTGATCCATCAGTTACTGTTACGGTTACTGAATTAATGTCGATGTTCTTGTTGTTCATCAAGAACTGTTGATTCTCAATGCTCGAATCCAAGATGTAAGATTCGGTAAAATATGAACCTTCAAAGACTGGTAGATCAGTAATTCTAAAAAAGTTGTTTGACGACTTGTAAATTGAATTGCGATCAGTTACAAATCTGTGATTACCAGTAGCATTCAAGCCAGAGAACTGAGTACCCTTTGGAATCTCGAGTGTCGTGATCCCGGACGTTGGGAATGAAATGTCGAGCGTGGTCTGAGCCGAGGTTGCAGATCTAGGTGTGTAGTTGAGCTCTTTAGCATGGGATACAACCGAGTCTCTAAGCTGGGCCGAGTCATTAAATCGTTCCGCAGCGACCATGTTAAGATAGAATCCAAGCATAAAAGTGTTGTAAGACTGTACGGTAAGTAGGGCATTGATGTTAGATCCATCAAAATCGTAATCCTTAAATGCTGACTGAGACCGCATGAAGGCCTTCTGAGCAGTCAGAATGCCATCAAAATCAAGAGATGCTAGGGAAAGTGAGTTATTCGCAGCCAATTCAGGGTTCCTTTTAGTTTATTTATCGGTTACCGGACGCGCTTTAGAATAACATCAAGTGATCTTGGTTGCGTAGAATTGATGACTGAGAAGATGATATTGATGCCAACAGCATTCTGAGCTTCGGACTCATAGACATTGATTGACAGAACTTGTGCCCTAGGTTCTGAGTGCTTAATAGTATCAGCTACAGCTCTTGTAATGTCTTCGACTACGAATGGGCCAAATGGCATGAATAGAGATTTGCGGATACTTGAACCACGAGAAGGCACAAAGGGAATCTCACCGGCATCAGTAAGAATAAGATTGCGGATTGACTGTGCGACAGCATCCTCATTCGTTACTTTAACCAACTGGTTAGTAATCGGATGCTTTGTAAAGTTGTCTTTGAAATCGGAAAAATACTCCAATTTCTTAGCGGTTTGTGTAATATAGTCTGAACGTGCCATAGGCTATTTAATCCTTTCCTACATTGGCGCCTTCGCCGGCGTCAGGATCATCAGGAGCCGAACCGCCAGAAACCCAAGGTGGAGTTGCAAGGTTAGAACCGGATACAACCTGAACAGTTGCTCCACCGCCCATTTTAACTGTAGATGCTTTGAGATACAATGTACCACCGCCGCCAATCTTAACAGTATCAGACTTAATATGAATTCCATCAGGAGTCATAACAATAGTTGATCCACCAACTTTGAAAGTGATTTTGGTTTCAGATTCAATAACGAGATCAGATGATGCCTTTGTGTCGTACTTGTCGAGAACTTCATGTTTGAACTTTTCACCTACGTGAATTTTGAATGATTTCTGATAGACGTCTGATCCATTGCCACTGATAACAAACTTAGCATCTTCACCTTCTGTTACACGGACGTTGGTTCCTTTTACCATCTCAACGCGGTCGCCGCGTTGCTGAGAGAAAGAATTACCATCATGCGAAGAAGCACCGTCACCGACGCCAATGCCATGCATGTCCTTTTCAGAACCTTTGGTAGCAGTGCCTTTTGAAGTTGAAATATCCTGTTCGCCTTTAGAAGCCCCACCGGTATCTCCAGTAAGATTCATGCTTTCTTTTTTTACTTGACCTCTGTGATCTCCACCAGCTCGTTCGTCAGTTGTTCCTTCAAAGTGCTGAGTATAACCTTTGCCTCCAGATTGATGGACTTGACCGGTAGCCATAACAGAGTATCGCCCGGATACTGAAGATAATTCTACGCGAGAACCATCTTTACCAGAGATATGCATAACACCGCCGCCGGGTTGAGTATCATATTTAGCAGTACCGCCTGAAGTATCTTCTGCATTTTGTGGGGTATCATCGAATACCATTCGATGGTTTGCACCTTGCCAGATAACTGCAGCGTATGGATAACGCGGACCAGCATTTGTCTGCGGTGTAGAGATTGCTTCGTCTTTAATTTTATCAGCCATTAGAACTGCTCACCCGGTCGTGCTTGTGTAGAATCTTGCCCAAAATCTTGAACAGGTGGCATTGCATCTGCAGCAGGATTTGATGAATCTTTTTCGTGCATGCCTTGCATGATTTCTTTTTTCTTTTGTACTATTGTCTGTTGCTTTGTAAACTTCTGTACAGCATCCTGAATTTTCTTATCATCAGTAATTGCCTTTTTAATGTAATCTGATAATGTGCTGTCGATCATAGAACCTATTTGTGGAATAGAACCAGAAGATCCCATAGGCGCACCGATTGCTTTTGTAACAGCACATTTGTCTATGGCATCAATAAGCTTCTTGATCAAGTTTGTAAGCGAAGTATAATCCATAGTCTTGTCGATAATCATACCATTGAGTTCAGGATAAAATTGGTCGACAGCATCTTTCACGCACTGTGCAGTAGGGTCAAGTGCCCAAGTGTCATTAAGATATTTTACAAGAATAGCAGCAGCATGAGCAAACTGATCTTGATTGTAAGTTCCATAACGCTTAACATCGACTGTAAGCATAAGTTCAATGAGCTTGGTTGCATTTGCGTTGAATACAGCTTTATCGAGTCCTGTGAAATCAAGTGATTGGATAATAGTGACATGAGCATTTACTATATCCGAAATATGATAGTGAACAAAGAAATACTCGTCGAGACTCTGGAAGATAGTCAAGACTATACACATAGCATTAAAGAGATCATTGATTTCACGAGAACCTAAAACGCCAAGATCTCGGCGGCTGAGTTCATGATAGATGTTAGAATAGACATCCATTCGCTTGATAAATTCTTCATGATCTAGATAGGCTGAAATTGGTACTGATATCTGGAGCATAGTAGTAATAGCTGCTTCTACAGTCGTCAGTGTATTCAATTCATCTACAAGCTGTGTGAGACCAACTGTAGTTGAATACGCTGCATCTTCGTGCGTAGCAGCATATGATCCTGAAGGAATAGAAGGTGTAGAACCACCAGAAGAACCTACTGCTTTCTGGATCATTCCAGCAATCTGTTGAAGTCCACCAAGTGCTTGTCCTGCTTGTTTCATCATGGATTGAATAGCATCAGCAGCGCCTTGTCCTCCAGATGATACAGCCTGCTCAAGATCACGTAGTTTCTTTAAACCTTCTGCCGCTTTAGGTAGAACGTCTTTTACTTGATCGCTGTTAGCAATAGAGGTGAATAGATCAAACCCTGAACTCATTATGAATAACTCTGGTCTGCGGAAAGAGTTTTATCGCCGTATGCAGCTGTCATTCTCTTACCGTCTTTGATTTTCTTTTTACGGAAGGTGTCAATGTCTTTGTAATAGCCTGCCGAGTCTTTACGATATTCTTCTGTTTCTGACTGTGCCCAACCAGTCGACGTTGGCTGTTTGACATCCCCTCTTGCATACTGAGGATGTGAGTTAGTTTCATTGTCAACACCGGTTGCACCATCGACTGTGCCGCCGCCAGTTCCTTTTCCAGCGGAACCCAAACCGCCTGTGATGGATCCCGACATTTGATGCATATCATCGAATTGAACATTGACAACGGAGCCCTTTTGACGTGGAAGGAATTGTCCATACTTCTGGTGCGCTGCTCCTGCTTGTGGATCTGGGACATAGATTAATTTGTCCTTTTCAATATTGTCTTGAGTGTGATAGACACGAATCTGATAGAAGCCGGCTTGATCGCCCTTGCCTCCATTAGAACCCTTTTTGTCCATCTCGTCAGTTATAACAGCAACGCCACGAGATGGCAGCCTAGAATCTGAACCCCAAGTTGACAATTTAACCTCCTAGAGATGAGTCGAAGTTACCACGAATGCCTTCGATTACGCAAGTATATCGAGGACGTGTAACAGATGACTCAATGTTATGACGCATTTTGGAGATAAGAAATTTACCATTGACGATTGGATCAGTTGGTACAACACCAGTTGTAGATACCGTCTTCGGTATATTTACATTAACGGTCTTACCTGCTTGAAACACTGTATCGCCAAAGACTTGCATCTGGACAATTAGCTGCATGAAGTCAGCTGCAGCAGATGATTTGCCGGGATTTTCTGACGGCATGAAGCTCATAGGATTTCGAGTATTAAGTGGGAAGTTTACTGAACGACCAATTTTATTATAGATATCTCCAAAGGAACCTTCATTGAAGAATGACGAAGGCTTAATGACTTTTGATGCATAGTCGCGTGTGCGCTGATCGAAAGATGAGACTTGAGTAGCAACACCACCCATTTTGATTCTTGCTTCTGTATTAACCATCGAGACAACTGAGAAATGTATAATATGCTTGTCAAGATCATCATTGTGACCAGAACCGATAGTATCAGTCTGTTTCAAAAACTTAATCTCACCCTGAGAGTAAAGATTCTCAATGGTCTGAAAGTGCCAAGAGTCTCTATTCTCAAAGAAGACATATGCACCTGGGTTCGCACGACCTTTTAACTGATCAATTGCAGAAAATGGCTTGATGTTAGATGCGTTAAATTTCTGTAAACCTTGAGTTGGATCAGTGACAAGACCTCTGGCTGAACCAAGTTCAGAAGCAAAAATATCAGATACCATTGAGGAAACTGCAGTATTTTCCCAACCCTTTTGAACCATACCTGATCTTGCTGAGAGCGTTTCAGGCGAGACACATTCAATAGTATAAGTCTTTGCCTTCTGAAGACCACCTGCACCTTGCATAATGGTTACTTTATTGATGGAAAAGATATATTCAGCTAGTGCAAGTTCTTCACCTTCAGGTGGAATATGATGGAAAGAAAATAGAATGCCTTCCTCACCAGACAAAAGCATGTCGCCAATGGCATCGTCAATATCGAGAACTTTAAAGGATGCAAAAGTTCCCTTTTGGAAAATAGACTCAAACACAGAAGCTTGCATGATGATATCTTTCATGTCAAAGCTTCCGCGCGGACCCGCGAGCAGAAGCATATCAATGACTATTTCACCTGCATATGTCGAATTAATAGCCATGTTACTTCTTCATAAGTGTTTTGAACTCTAGTGTGGTCTGAGGTGCAAATTTGGAGTCAAGTAAACGAATAGAACGATGTGATGCATTCTTTTCGGTCTCAACATCATACCAAGTAACTGCATCCCAGTAAACTACTTCTTCAGGTTGAAGATTGTTTGCAAGAAGAGTTACAGCCGTTACAACGCCAGTGCTTCCAGATTCTCTACCAGTTATTGTTGAAGAACCTGAAAGAACTACTGTATTGGAAGTAAGATAAACACCAGAGATATGCTGAAGATCTACGTATGTATCTCCAACAAATGCAACTTGAGCTCGACCAAAAGTTGGTTCAGTAAGATCAATGTCTACAATTTCATCAACGATGAATCCTGGAGTAAAGTTACCAGTATAACGAACAATAGCATTTGTTCCAAGCGTCCAATCAAACTTACGTCGTGTGTAAGAAGTGACTTCATTTCGAGAACCAAATACTGGGTCATAGTATTTTAATTCATTAACACTCAAGGCATTGTATCGTTCTACAGTAATAGGATCAGTATCGAACCAGTTATTTCTATAGAAAGCAATTTTCTCTTGTGCATTCTCAATTGAGCCATATTTCTTAATTAGATAAGCATCGAACTCATTTGAGGATAGTTGCCACTGATAATAAGGATCGACTGTCTGATTGGAAAGATAGACCAACCAGGACATATAAGGATCATTGTAGTAAGCTTCAGCAACTTGATCTGCTCGCTGACCTTCAGGAACATCATAGATGTAGAATACGAATGGATTGTCTTTGACTTTATTTAGAAGATTAACGCGCTTAGTGATATCAACGGCTTGAACACCATTGTAATTTATTCTAGGAAACTTTGTGAAATAACGTTCTGACATTATAAACCTGGTGCTCCAGAAGTTATATTACTGCCTGCGATTTGATCTTGAGCATTAGTTGCAGTAACATTTGTGTCGACTCCAATAGAACCACCAGCTGACAAATTGGTATCCCAAGTTGCAAGTACGTCTTCTTGGATCCAGTATTCCATCTCGAGAAGGTCAACAGTAAGAATTACCATGGTAGGTGCTTGAGTTGAACCAAAGAAAGATGGACCTGACGGAGCATAGTTAATAGAAGCATTAGTGATGACGCAAGGCTTAAACTTATACAGATCTTTGTTGTTTGGCAGCAAAGTCACATAGCACATATTTGGATAGTTAAGAAGTAGACCAGTTGCTACACCTGCTGCACCATTAAGAGAAGGCAGCATGTTGAGACGAAAGCGTGCCAAAATGTTTCTAAGAGTATCTGTTTCATCTTTAGACTGAGGCATGAATGCCCACTGAAATCGATGACGCTTAAATGTTGGTGACTGGAAAAGAACAGTCATGAATGGATTGATTGCTACGCCTGCAACAGCTTCTGCAGCACCTGTAAGTGCATATCCTTTTGCAAGTAATGCAAGAGGAGATTCTGCAAGCAATCCACCCTTTTTAATAAGATTTTCAAGTGTAGTTTGGAGTTGCTGTTTGGTTGAAGCTGAAGAATCATTTGTATTCTTCAATCGTGCACCAGTGTCAATAATTGAACCGAGCACTGGATTCAAAGATGTGTCTCCCTCCCAGTTTACTGCTGAGGTATCAACCATGTTGGCTGGAATTGGAAGACGAACTGTTCCAGAAGCACCGGGCCCGTAAAAAGCACGATCAGTGATATCACGCCGAGTGAACTTGCGGAAGTCAAAAGTGATATAGAACTTGTAGCTCTCAAG